AATAGGAGATTATTATGCCATCCGTAAACAGTAGACAAGCGCTGATTGATTATTGCTTGAGGAGACTTGGGTTTCCCGTAATAGAAATCAATATAGACCAAGACCAAATAGATGACAGAATTGATGATGCCATTCAATATTGGCAAGATTATCATTTTGATGGACTTCAAAAAGTATATTACATCAAGACCATTACTCAAACTGAAATTACCAATAAGTATGTTGATTTAAGTAATGTCAGAGATGCAGCCAACAATGCCTTAGATATTGTCGGTGTAACACGATTATTTCCAATTAACGATTCTCAGGCAACTATTAATATGTTTGACCTGAGATATCAATTACGACTTAATGAGTTGTACGACTTCACCTCCGCATCGTATGTCAATTATACCTTGACACAACAACACTTACGCTCACTAGAATTACTGTTTACTGGAGAAGTTCCTATTCGTTTCCAGAGGCATATGCAAAGACTGTTTTGTGATTGGGGATGGGGAACATCCGAAGCACCAGCAGGTGCCATTATGGTAATTGAATCTTATGCCAATATAGATGCTTCGGTATACAATAGGGTTTGGAATGACCGGTGGGTTAAAGAATATGCCACGGCATTAATCAAACGAAGCTGGGGAAATAACCTCAAGAAATTTAGTGGCTTACAATTACCAGGTGGTGTCACATTGAATGGTGATAAAATCTATGAAGAAGCGGTAGAAGAAATTAGAAATCTTGAATCACAAATGGAAACACAATATGGTGCTCCATTAGAATTTATGATGTTATAATACCATGCCTACATCAGTCTACTTTAACAACTACAACTCTCGTGCGGAACAAAGCGTTATTGAGGATTTAATAGTTGAATCAATAAAGATAATGGGTTTTGATACCTTTTATTTACCTGTTGATAATCCTGAGGACCGAGATATTCTTTATGGTGAAGATCCTGTTAAGAAATTCAAAACAGCCTTTCCATTAGAAATGTATCTATCATCTGACCCATTAGACTATGAAGGTCAGCAAGAATTCTTTTCTAAGTTTGGTTTAGAAATTAAAGATGTAGTTAAAGTAATGGTTTCAAGAAGGTCATTCTCACAAAGAGTACCACAAGATACTTTCAGTAGACCTAGAGAAGGTGATTTAGTTTATGTTCCATTTCTAAATGGTACTGGTGAATTATATGAGATTACTTTCACAGAGCAGGCAAAAGATTTTCATATGTTAGGTAGACAACAACCATATTTCTATGAGCTTAGACTTGAGAAATTTAAGTATTCACAAGAAATTGTTGATACTGGTGTTGATGATATTGACCAAATTGTTAACGATTCTGGATATACAATTAAGTTAAATACTGGTGCTAATTCAGGTAATGTGACAAATTATTATATACATGAAATAGTATATCAGGCTGCCAACCAATTACAAGCCAATGCTACTGCTCTGGGAATAGTTCAAGCTTGGTCAAATAATGAATCAGAATTATTGGTAAGTAATATTGCTGGAGAATTTGTTAATGGTGCCGTATTAATTGGTGCTTCAAGTAATGCAAAATATGCGTTGGTATCTTATGACTCTCAATTAGACAATTCATTCAATGAGACTTATTCAAATGAATATATAAACGCTCAAGCAAATTCTATTATAGACTTCTCTGAAAACAATCCTTTTGGTAGCATATAATGGCCTCCACATATAACAGAATTATTCGTAAACTAGTTATTGGATTTGGTAATCTATTTGATAATATTACTTTATATAGATTCAATCCAGATTTAACTGAAGCAGAACGAATGCTTGTTCCTATTGTGTATGCCACTAAAGAATTGTATGTAAGAAGATTAGAAGATGATCCGAATTTAAGTAAAAAAATACAGATAGCACTACCTAGAATGTCATTTGAAATGGCAGGTCTTACTTATGATTCTAGTAGAAAGCAGAATACAAACTTTAAGCAATTCGCCAAGACAATAGACGGTGTTATATCACAATATAATCCAGTACCATATAATTTTGATTTTAATTTATATATCTATGTGAGAAATGTAGAAGATGGTACACAGATTATTGAGCACATACTTCCTTATTTTACACCTGATTATACGATTAAGCTTAACTTAATTCCTGAGATGGGTATTGTTAGAGAAATACCAATTATATTAAATAATACATCAAGTGATATTATGTATGAAGGAGATAAAAATTCTGAAACTAGAATGATTATTTGGACATTAAACTTTACCGTCAAAGGTTTTATTTTTGGTAAGACTACTGAGGTTGGTTTAATTAGAAACTCAATTACAAATATATTAAGCACTATTCATACATCTGATGTTGTTGCATTTAATATGGGTGCAGAAGGTGTTGGTACTTATCAGATTGGAGAAACAGTATATCAAGGTTATTCACCAACACAGGTTACGGCAACAGCTAGAGTTAGTTCATGGAATGATGATGTATTACATTTAACTGAGATTAATGGTAACTTTATATCTAACTTACCTATTATAGGATTTAAGACACTATCAAATTATTCGTTTGTATCATATCAATTGTTACCTAAAAATCTTGCACAAATTGTTCTGGTACCTAAACCAACTGATGCTAATGGTAATACACTATATACAACTACCACAACTATCAATGAAATTCCTGATATTAATACAACAGTAATTACTACAGATGCTGGATTTGCTGGAGATTTACAGGCCAATGTATTTGGTATAGACAATTTAGAAACAGAACTAGAAAACATAACAGATTTACAATAAAGGTATTCAAAAATGTCACGAACATTACAATTTAAAAGATTAGCTAATACACATTTAGGTCAAGTTATTGGAGCCAATGGTGAAATCATTGTAGATTATACTAATGACACCTTGACTGTACATGATGGCCAAACATTAGGTGGTAGTAGACTAGCAACAGAAAAATATACTAATACAGCTATTGTTATGGCTAATGCCGCTTTTAGACAAGCAAATACTGGTACTGTGTTAGCACAGGCATCATTTAACTCTGCTAATATTAATTTTCAATACTTAGAAGTTTTACAAGCTACACTTAATAGTACAAACACAAATATTTCACTTGCTTATGGTCAAGCAAATACTGCCACAGTTTTAGCACAAGCATCATTCAATCTTGCAAATACAATATCTTCTGGTTCCGTAGACATTTTGGCTAGAACAATAGCCAATACAGCAACTAATAATATCACCATTTTACAAGGTGTTAATACAACACAGAATACCAATATAGCAACTGTTACTGGTTTGGCGCAGGCATCATTCAATCTTGCAAATACAATATCCGCTGGTTCTGTGGATACTTTAGCTAGAACAACAGCCAATACAGCAACTAATAATATTATTATAATACAAGGTGTAGATACAACACAGAACACTAGAATTGCTGTATTAGAGGGTGTAGATACAACACAGAATACCAATATAGCAACTGTTACTGGTTTGGCACAAGCATCATTTAATTTAGCAAATACAATATCCGCTGGTTCTGTGGATACTTTAGCTAGAACAACAGCCAATACAGCAACTAATAATATTATTATAATACAAGGTGTAGATACAACACAGAATACCAATATTTCTAGTGCAAATAATATAGCAACAGCGGCTTTTGCCAAAGCAAATACAAATATTAGTTCTGATTTAACTCTGACAGTAACTAATTCAGGATCTGGTGCTTATCTAATTGATGGAGCTTCTAACCCCACAGTAACTCTATATCGTGGTGTGACTTACTATTTTAGTATTAGTGCAAGTGGACATCCTTTCTTTATTCAAACTGTAAGTGGTGCATATAGTTCAGGTAATCTTTATACTTCAGGTGTTACTGGTGCCGGTACTCAAGTTGGAACTTTAACTTTTACAGTTCCTTTGAACGCACCAAGTAATTTATATTATGTTTGCCAATATCACTCTGCAATGAATGGTGCATTTTTAATAGAAAATTTAATTTCTACTGTGAATGTATCTATTTCTACTACAGAACTAAAAGCTTTAGTCGCCAATGCAGCAACTTATGCCGCTTTTCAATCCGCAATAGCAGCATTATAATTAAACACTATATAAAATACTATGAACAACCTTGATAAAAGTTTAAGTGAAGTCTTTGATGTAACTCCAATTGGTGAACTAGAACCAGCACCAAAGAAACAATCTTTACCTACACACTACAAACAACCTGATATAGATTCTGATTTAACAGATGCGTATCAGCAATCAAAAGAAAATCTTCAAGGTATTATTGACCAAGGCCAAGAAGCCATGTATGAGATATTGGAGATTGCCAAAGCAGGTCAGCACCCAAGAGCCTTTGAAGTTTATGCCACTTTATTAAAGAACATGACGGAGGCCAATGATAGACTCCTTAGAATACAAAAAGAAATGAGAGATATTTCTGGTATTAAAAAAGAAGCTAGTACAACCAATATTGATAAAGCTATCTTTGTAGGTTCAACATCTGAATTGAGTAAGTTACTAAAAAGTAAAGACTAATGGCAATACAAAAAAAAGAGTCTTATCGTGATAATCCCCTATTAAAAAGAGTAGGAATTAATGTTAGTTTTACCGAAGAGCAGGTAGAAGAATACATCAAATGTCGGAAAGACCCACTATACTTTACCAAATACATTAAGATTATTACGCTTGATGATGGTGTAACTGAATTCAAACTGTATGATTTTCAGGAAGATATGTTAAAAACCTTCCACAACAATCGTTTTACTATCATGAAATGTCCCCGTCAGGTCGGTAAAACCACCACGACAGTCGCATATCTTCTTTGGACGATACTATTTCAAGACTCACAATCAGTAGCAGTTCTCGCCAACCGAGGTGAGACCGCTCGTGGTATTCTAGGTAAGTTACAGTTGGCCTATGAGAATCTACCTATGTGGTTACAACAAGGTGTCGTTGAATGGAACAAAGGTCGTGTAGAATTAGAGAATGGTTCAATCATCGTGGCATCTTCTACATCAAGTTCAGCGGCTCGTTCTGCTTCGTTTAACATTGTATTCTTGGATGAGTTTGCTTTCGTACCATCTAATATTGCTACAGAATTCTTCACCTCAGTCTATCCTGTCATTACTGCTGGTACTAAAACAAAGATTATTATTGTTTCTACACCTAACGGCATGAATTTGTTTTACAAGATTTGGACTGATGCGGTCAATAAGAATAATAATTATACACCATATGAAGTTCATTGGTCAATGGTGCCAGGCCGTGATGAAGATTGGAAAGAAGAAACAATCAAGAATACTTCTGAAAGGCAATTTA